TTGCTCTTGAGCGTCTCGCCGACAATGCGGAACATCGAAGCCGTGAAGCGCACCCGGTAGGCGACTGGGACGTGCTCTTCCACCTCGATGTTGTCGAGCACCTCGACCGGCTGGTACTCGATCTCCTCGGTGATAGCGACGTTCCGCGCGTAACCGACCTTGACGCCCCCGATGGAGAAGCGAGCGCGAGCACCCGTCAAAAGATTTCCTTTGGCAGACATGGATCACTCCTTATGCCGTCTGGCGGATCGTCACCAGGTGGACGGTGTTTTTGACGAAGTTGACCGGGATGATCGGCGCCATCTCGACCTCCACGTCGAGCACGTCAACCGCCAGATCAACCCCCAGGCTCCTCCAGTCCACCAGCACCAGCGAGTCAACCAGCAACCCGAGAGTGCCCAGTGCAACGCCCTTGGCCGCGTTGATGGTGCCGGCGAACCCGCGTTTGCCCACCGCAAACTCCATGTTGGTCCTGAAGTTGAAACAGGCGAAATTCACCGCGGCGTTGACCGAGCCCTCGCTGTAGGCCAGGTTGTTGGAAGAGAGGTGGGTGGTCACGTTGCGGACGAATCGGCGACCCACGCCCTCGACGTTTTCCAGAAAACAGATCCCGCCCTGGATCATTTCCTCTGCGTCGTCGACAGGGTTCCAGCTCAGATCCTGCCGGAGGGCCAAGATGTTGGCGTACTTGAAGGTCAGCGAGGTGCCGATCGGAGCGCCGGCTTGCATGCCCGCGGCGATAGCCGCGGTGAAGGGGGGCAAGAACTCTTGCCGCTCTCCGGCGGTGTTGTACCGCTCGATGGCCTGGGGAAAGGCGCGGATATGCCGCGTGTTCAGATCCACCGCCTGCGCCTTCGCCTCCGCCTTGCTCGCCACGTCGGTCAGCCCGGCGTTGAGCAGCCCGACGAACCCGTCGCGCTCCGAGCGGCCGATGCCGCACATATAGGCGCAATGAGCATCAAGCGCGGCGGCGACCGCCGGATCTCCGCTCAGCACCACGATCGAGTTGACCCGGATCTTCTTGAGCAGGTTGAGCGCGTTTTGCCAGTTGGAAAAGATGGTAGTGCCTTCGCTTCCGCCGGCAAGGAAGGTCGCGGCCACGGTGTTGGACGGGGCGCCGCCCTTGGCGCCGGAGGCCTTGGTCGCCGCGACGTACTGCGAGCTGGTGCTGATCCACTCGATGCACGCCCAGAGGTTGGCGTAGAAGGCTGGGTTGGCCGGGGAGAGGCAGTTCTGCACGCCCTGGGCCCCGGTGGTCACGTCGAGATCGGCCGGGGAAAAGGTCGTCTTCCCGGTGACCAGGGTGAAGACGAATCCGGCGGCGGAGGCGTAGCGAGCGTTGAAGTAGTCGGCGCATTTCTGGAGCGTCGACTGCACCGCCACCGAAGTCCGGCCGGCGTTGGCCGAGAAGGTCACGGTCTGTGCCGCCTCCACCTCGCCGAGGGCGAGGTACTGCAGCTCCGAGAAGTTCCCGACGCCGGCTACCGGGGTGGTGCCGGTGAGCGTGATCTTCTCCATCTGGATCGCCCCAGCGGTCGAGAGCCCGACAAGCAGCAAACGCTTGGTGCTCGCTCCACTGGAGACCGCGGTCACCGGCAGGTTGGCCACGTAGCCAGAGGCGAACTTGGCCAGGCCCTTGACCGGGTTGGCTCCGGCGGCGACCGTGAGCAGCGTCGCGCCGCCGCTGTGCTTGGTCATAGTCACCGTGCCGACAAGGGTGCCGACGACGCGGACTCCGAGCACCCGGGAGAAGGTCTGCGCGCCCGCCACCAGTGTGGTGCCGTTGAGCGTGAGGGTCGCGCTCACGGCCGCCGAAGAGGCATCCAGGCCGTAGACGATGAGCGAAAGCGCAACGTCCGAAGCGCTGGAGGAGACCACATCCACCAGGCCGTCGGCGCTCAGCTGGCTGGTGATCTCGCCGTCTAGGCCCAGGTTGGCCCGGGTAGCCTTGGCCACGATCGCCCCGCTCGACTCCACCTCCGCGGTCATCGCGTCCCAACCGTTGGTGGGCTTGATATACTTCAAATTGAAGAACACGTCCCCGCCCACGTCATCGCCGGCCTCAACCTGATCCTCGAAGGTGATCGTGATCAGTTTTCCCTGCACCGTGCCGTCGGCGATGGCCACGTTGATCTGGGATGTGAAAGCGCCATAGTCGACGCTGGAGAGCGAGAGCGCGTTGCCGTAGGCGTTTCCGAGCAGCGCCGCCGACTGGGTGGCCGGGTTGATCTTCATGGCCACCACTTCTTGCGCGCCGGCTTGGATGTCCGGATCCTTGGAGGGCGCGAACAGCATGTCCGCCACCTCCCGCAGATCTCCGGAGTGAAACAGCTGCTTGCCCTTCTCGGGCTTGTTCAGCCGTAAGAAGTCCTTGGGCTCGGTCATTGCCGATGCCGGTTTCCCGCCAACTGCCGTACCGAGAACCGCGATGATCCCCGAAGCCCCCAACCCCACCTGCTCCAGGCCCGAAGCATCGACTTGCGAGTAGCTTCCCGGTGCGCTGATCAGCCGTCCGTTGAAAAAGATACTGGTTGCCATGATCGCTCCTTAGTTGGTGGGGGTAGCCATGAATTTCTGGAACGCTTCACGCCACCCCAGGACGGTCAGCGGCCCTAGCCCCCCGCGCTTGACGTGGTTGCGGAAGCCCGCCAACTGGTCGAAGCGCTTGCCTGAAAGCCGGGTCCAGACCTCGAAGCTCACTGTCATCCGGGAAGCGGGCTTCTCGGTTTCTGGAACGGGTTGAACGGCGGCGGCAGGCTCCTCAACCGGATCGGCGGGAGCTGCGGACTCAGGGATTTTAGATTTGATCTCCGGCATCGGTTTCCTCTCCGTCGTCGAAATAGGGAATTACGTTGGTATTGACCTCCCCAACATCACTCGGGCTCCCACTTTTGTCAACGGCAATGCCCGATATCTTGAAGGCCTTGGTCAAACGAGAGGCGCGATTGATCTGCTGCAACTCGCGTTCGCAGTAGAAGATAATCCGGCGCAGGAAAAGATGCTCGGGCATGTACGCCGGGTCAAGCATCAACTCCTCGCCGCTTACCTTGATGCTGGCCAGCCCCTGCTTGGTGAGCTGCTCCAGCCCGGCAAGCAAGATCATCTTGGCGATCTCGTAGTAGTAGGCGGTGGTGTCTGGGTGCTCGGAAATGACAGTCAGGAAATAGGTGTGCTCCCAGATGGCCACGTTGATGTCGCAGCGAAAGTGTTTGTCGTCCTCATCCAGCACCATCCCGCCGTCGTCCCCGAGCACGGTCTGGCTTTCGCCCTCGCTGCCCAGGGTGATGGCGATAGCCGGGTACTTGTTGTCCTGGCGAGAGTAGCCGTTGACCAGCGCGACCGGGTGGGCGGCGAAGAAGGTCTTGATCGCCCCGACCTCGGCCTCGGCCAGGCCGTAATTTTCCAGAAAGATGTCTTCCAGAATGAGCGGGTCGGCGACAATGGCGTCGAATCCGTCTTGGAGTAGATCGATGAGATAGCGTTGGATCATTTTGAGCCCTCGAAATAGGCCTGGAAAGCGTCTGGGGCGATCCGCTGCACGAAATTAGCAACCTGCTTGGCCAGATGTTGTGCGGGGATGGCCTTGCGGATCCAGCCGGTGGTGACCCGGGTGGAGATGGTCCGGAAGGTCATGTAGAAGTTCTGGGTGCCCTTCTCATAAGTCTTCTCCATGCGCACCATGCCCGAGTAGATGTCGCTCTTGTGGTGCGACTTGAGCAACGGGATGCCCAGACTGCTGGTGTCGAGCCGCGCGCCCCAATTGGTCTTACCCCCAGGGCCGCCGAAGGTCGCGGTCAGCTGCTCCTTCGCCGCCCCGTAGACCTCCTTGCCCAGCTTCTTGGCGTTGGCTACCGCCTGGTGCGCGCCGTAGGCCGAGCCCATCGGCTGGCCGATCTGCTTGGTCGATCCGGGGGTGGTGTGGCGCAAGGGAATGGCCCGGTAGTAACCCGGCTTCTGCCCCTTCTTGGGCTGCGCCTGGCGCTTGCCCTTCTGCCCGAAGGGCGCCACAGGAACCGATGGGCCCAGCAGAATCTTGCGCAAATCGATCTGCGGCGAGCCGTCCTCGAGCATGTGCGGGATCTCGCCCACCAGAGCGATCACCGCCACCCCGGGCATGGATGCCACCGGCTGGATGCCCCGGATGTAGTCGTTGCGAAAGCTGGACTTCATCCCCGAGGCGAGCTTGATCCAGTGCGCCCGGGCCGCGGAAGCGATGTCCCCCAGTACAGTGTCAATCGCGCCCTTGGAGATCCCGGCGACCAGCTCCGGCGGGATCAATGAGCCAATCATTTCGATCTTGATGCTCATTCATGCAGCTCCGGAATGAAGTCGTACCGCACCATGGCCTGGATGGGCAATCCGCGGGGATCTCCTCGCGGAGTTGTCGGCTTCGGCGTTTTGAATTTGATCGTGGTCTGCCGGATGATGTGCGGGTGCTCGACCACCAGCACCACGGGATGACAGAGGTAGTGGAGAGAGAGCTTGGTGCCGCTCGCGGGAACGGCGCCGGGTCGGAACCTCACGTCCCCACCTTCGATGACAAAATCCGTATCGGGTTTGAAAACTCGGGAAAAGGATCGCAGGTAGTTCATGCCGGTGATGAGATAGCGCCCGTGTACCGTGTCGGTGCCGTCGGCGATGATCGTCTCCCCGTAAATGATCTCGCTTTCCAGGATGGTCAGCTTGTCGTAGTAGCCGATCTTGTTCTCGTGCCTCACGGTCAGCATCATGCTGCCCGCCATCCAGTTTCCCAGTTTGTCCCAGGGGCTGTATTCGTTCTGGAGGGCGGTAACGACTCCGCGGATGGGCATTGCGTTGTTGGCTTCTAGAATCCGCTTCTGCACCTCATCCATCGTGCCTATTTGCGCATAATCAGGCGGAGTATCTCCTCCGAAATAATGCCAGCCTGACCCCTTGCACAACGGGCAATTGGGATCCGGCTGCTCGGTCTGAGTCACCACTGGCTGGCAGGGACAGATGGCTGCTCGCTCCCAGGCGATCAGATACCCCTTGGTTTCGACCAGCAGCGCGAAAGAATCGGGCAAAAAATCCGCCCGAGACATTGACTCCTTCATCCCGCTGGGAATTCCAGAAACTGGAAATCTAGGGCGAGTCGGAGAGATGGTCATGCTACCACCATGCGCAATCCTTTGTAGTATTTCTCAAGGGTCGGGATGACCTGCTTTATCTCCTTCTCGTACTGGGCGAGTCGAGCGCCGTAGCCGGCGTACATCGCGGAGGAAGTCGTCGTGTACCCCTGGCTCAGGCCGTCGATGCTCAGATTCTGGGAAGCGATGCCAGCCCCACCTAACAGGTCTCCGAGGGGGTTCAGGGGCCCGAAGGCGGCCAGCTTGGCGATGGCGTCGCGCAACACTTGCGGGAGATTCCCAGTCTCGAATCCGGCGGTGTAGTCGATCTGGAAAACCCCAGGGATGAAACGCCGGGCGCCGTAGAGGTAAGGCAACCACGGTCCCGCCGTCCCCATCACCACCACGCCCGATCCTGCGTACCCCGGCACCACCTGTACATGCCCAGCTTCGCGCTCGACGTGCAGAAACTCCCGCCCAAAAGTCTGGACGGTGCGGCCCCCAGCTCCAGGCATGACGATGCGCAGCTCATCCACGTCGATGATCGGGTAGTCCTTGGTCTTGATGAACAGGTACTGGCAAAAATCCTCCGCGTAGTAATCGTGGGACTCCGAGGTGATCGGCTTGGGCCGAAGCGAAAGCTGCAAGCGGTGCTCGAACCACGAGACCGCCGACTTGATGAACCATTCATAAAGCGAGTCGGGCATGGGTTCGCCAGCGTCGTTGGTCAGATCGAGCCCATAGAGATAGTTGATCTTCAACTCCGCGACCGACACGATCTCGAGCGCGAAATCCCCCTCCCCCTGCTGCGCGTCGGAGAGCGAAGATTCGAGTAGCGAAACCGAATGAAAATAGCTCGATTTGTAATAGTAGCCAGCGGCCCCCGCCGAATCGGTATAGTCGTAGACCATCTTCCCCGTTTCGAGCGCAATACGGGTTCCAGAGTCGGTGATCTCGGCATAGACACCGTCGAGCCCGGTGATGGACCGGTAGATCTTGATCCGGTTGAAGGTCCGCTGGACCACTTCCAGATTTGCGACCACGACTTTCAGGGTGATGACTGCCATCTAGTCCTCCTCGACCGAGGCAAATAGGGTTGGTCGCTCCGACTGAGGCGCTATCACCGGGGCCAGCTCTGCCTGAGCTGACAATGAGCCTTCAATTTTCTCACTACCCACCTCTGGAATATCTTCGCCCGTTAGGGTATCTGGCTGGATGATACGGGTCTCGGGGGCACTGGGGCAACCCCCATCCGCTCCACCCCCAGTATGCACGTCCGAATGGTACTCGACCTCCAAGGAATCGCCAACAAGGGGAGCCTCCTTCAGCACCACCTTGCGCGTGCCCTGCACCAGAAAACCGTCATCCCAGGCTCGGATCTTTAGCCGCCCGTTCAGGAATACCTGCACCGTCTCCGGGGTGAAGTCGAACGAGACGTAGAACTCGGTATTGACCCCATCGACTGCTCCGATCAGGGTATCGCCAGCGGTCTCCTTGAGCGTGATCACGATTGCGCCTCGTACTGGGCGGAGAGGCTATCGCCGGCGAGCGGGGCCTCCCGCATCCGGATCTGCCGGCTCCCCAGCTCCTCATACCCGGTATCCCAGTTAGCCACTATCCGCACTCCGTTTCTCCAGATTGACACCGTTCCAGAAAAATATTCATAGCTCGTCCAGAAAATCCGATTCGCCCCGTCGGGGGCGGGGGTGAGTAGCTCCCGGAGCGAATTCCTGAAAATCACAATGGCCATCGTGTCGCGTCCACCATGGTCTTGCTGTACCAATCCAGATCCAACTCGTTGCAACTCAGCCGCAACCCCCGGATTTCCTCGAGCAGATCCTCCAGCACCTCATATAGCGTATCCATACGCCGGAAGGTCTCCGCATGGAAACGCAGCGGGCTGTAGCGCTTGCCCGGTACCTCCTCCAGGGCGATCTCCCGGGCATTCTCATCCAGGGCGTCGCACATCCCCGGTATTATCAAACAATTCCCGCACATAATCGCGTAACTCCTGGCGCAAATCCACCTTGCCCCGGTTGTGCAGATCTTCTATGCGCTGGAGAAGGGCGGGGCGCAACTGGCGCATCTCGTCACGGATGTGGTCGACCACGTTAAACAACGCATCTACTTTCCGCCCGCGGGTTGACTCCATCGCCGTGTCCTCGCGCACGAACTGCTCCCACCGATCGCGGAGCTTCTCCATGGTCTCGTCAAGCCGCAGTATTACCCGCAGCTCCCGCTCCTCGCACTCCTTGCGCTGCACAATGAGCCCCGCGATGATGTTGCCCAGCTCGCCGTACTTCTGCTCGGTTTTCTCGCGGTGGGTCTGGAGGAGCGAGCGCATTAAAAACCCGACGATCGAGGAGATCAACCCCACCGCTCCGCCGACTATCGCCAGGACAGCCTCAATGCTGATCGATGGCATCCGCCCGCCCTTTCTCTCCGAGGAGTATCCAGATCCGCGCCAGCAAACGGGCCAGCGGCTTGACCGGTTTGCCTAGCCAGTCGTTGACAGCATGCCGTAGGTAGTCCAGCTGCAAATCCACCCCCTCCACCTCGCTCAGCACGATGATGGGGAGATCAAGCGTACTGCGTTTCAACTCTTTCCTGGCATATTCAATTATCTGCCAGTCACAGGCTTTGGCCAGGCCGATGTCGATCACCAGTACATCCACCTCAAAGCTGACTAGATGCTCGAGCGCCCCTTCCACCGTTCCAGCCTCCAGGATCTCGAATCCGAACTGGGTCAGGTACTCCCGGTGCGTTGCTTGGGCCTGCACATCCTCGTCCGCGAGCAACACCCGCATGCTGGCCTCCTGATTAGACCGCCACGTCCGGCTCTTCGGTAAAAATCTCCGGATTATGTAGGCATGTACTCCAGATAGTGCGTACATCAACAAACTGAGGATGCTCAAAATACGTGTTGATTCCATTAAGCACCAGCGCCATGAACTCCGAGCAGAACAGGCCTTTGTAGCTGCGCAGCGGATGCCGAATTTTAAGCCGCAAATACCGCCAACACAAGATGAACAGTCCGAACACCACCAGACCCTGGTAATCGTACCGCTCTCCGAAATGGGTAGCGGTTGCCCGCAGCGCGTTCCAGATTTGAGGGTGGTTGACCAAAAAGCGTTTCCGCCAGATCCGCTTTTTTTGGGGGACGGCGCGCACCCCTCGAGCCATCGCTTCCGCCACCCAGAGCGCATCCCAATCCGCCGACTCGTAAATTATGGCTACATGATTGAAGTCGAATCCGCTCACCTTGCGAACTAGCCAAGCGCCGAAACCGCTATCGCGCTCAAAAGCAACCCATACTTTGTTCACGTTCGCCCATCCTTTCGTCCAGCCATCGCCTTCCCCAACTCAGTGGCCACGTAATTTTCATTCCCATCTTGCGCCACCCAACGTAACTTCAAACATTCCTGCATCGCCTCTGGGTGGATCACCTCCCCGGCGGAAACTGGACCGTTCTCTACCATATTTCGTAACTCTACAATGATCTTTCGCATCTGCTCTTTCTTTGCTTCGTTCATTCGATCTCCTCGTCCTTTCGTCCAAAGAAAGATGCACAACCCATCTCGCCAACGAACGGTATGTCGTTTTCCAGCCAGCAGCGAATCTCCATAGCGTAGGCTCCCTGGAGAGTGGTTGCCGCTCTGCCCGAGTAGTCATAGTACAAAGTGCAGCGTGGCTGGGTAGGCATGCGCCAGGCATCGCCTGCCCCCGTGTCAGCAGTTGCCTCGCGCTCACTGCGTGAAGAATCTTTCTTCAGGTCGTCCAGTGTCTGGTAATACTCAGGGGTGGACAGCGGCTGCATACCAGCCCCAATATTTCCCCAGAGCTGAAAGATGATGGTGTCCTTCATGCCCATGTCTTTGGCGTACATGACCTTGATCACGTTTGAAGTCCAGACGTAACCAGTGGGCGCAGCGGCCTTGAACAAACTGGTGCGTGCGTACGAGTAGTCGGCGGTAACGACCTCTATTCCAGTCAGCGCCGTCTTGAACGTGATTGCCCCGGTCGTGTAGTTCACCGAGTAATCCCCCGAAGTCGTTCCTGCTGGGT